CGCACAATACTTTGCCGATAATTTCGAGCCGGCGTGGGATGCCTGAGATCGCGCTGCCATACAACAAGTGGCTGCCGCGGCCGCACCAGATGCCGGCCTGGCGCTATCTGCACGATGGCGGCAAACGCGCAATGTGCGTGTGGCATCGTCGCGCCGGCAAAGACGAAATAGCTTTGCATCACACCGCAGTCGCGGCGGCGCGTCGCGTCGGAAATTATTGGCACTGCCTGCCCGAGTACGCACAGGCCCGCAAGGCGATCTGGACCGCGGTCAACCCACACACCGGAAAGCGACGCATCGATGAGGCATTCCCGATGGCGATACGGGAGAGCACCTCCGACAACGAGATGTTTATCCGCTTCAAAAACCAAAGCACGTTCCAGTGTATCGGTTCGGACGCTTACGATCGCACTGTGGGGTCGGCGGCGGCTGGCTGCACGTACAGTGAGTGGGCCCTCGCCAACCCCAGCGCCTGGGCCTACCACCGACCAATGATCGAGGAAAACAACGGCTGGGCAATTTTTATTACGACCCCACGCGGCCGCAATCACGCATTCGAAATGTACAAGCACGCGGCGCGCGAGCCGGACTGGTTCGCCGAGCTGCTGACCGTGCGCGACACCGGCATGATGAGCGAGTTTGCGCTGAGCGAGGCGTTGAAGGAATACACCGCGCTATACGGCGAGGACGTCGGCAACGCACAATATCGCCAAGAGTATTTCTGTGATTGGTCGGCCTCGATATTGGGTGCCTACTGGGCGCTCGAGCTCGCCGCAGTGCGCAGCGAGGGCCGCATTGCGCCGATCGAGGCCGTGCCCGGCGAGCCAGTGCATCGCGCGTGGGATCTGGGTGTGAAGGACGACACGTCGATATGGTGGTTTTCGATCGTGGGCGCCCAGGTGTTTGTGCATGACCACTACGCCGCGTCGGGCGCCGGCGTCGAGCATTACGCCGAGGTGATTGACAAGCGAGCTGCACTGCACGGCTGGCGCGACGGCAACGATTACGTGCCGCACGATGCAAAAATCATGGAGTGGGGCTCGGGCCGGACCCGGGTCGAGACCATGCAGACGCTCGGCCTCAAGCCGATCCTGGTGCCTGGTGCAACATTCATGGACGGCATCGAGGCGGTGCGGCGCATGCTGCCGCTGACCGTGTTTCATCCGCGCTGCGAAGAGACCGGCATTGCGGCGCTCGAGCAGTATCGCCGGCAATGGGATGACGAGAAAAAAGCTTTTCGGGTCAGTGACGTGCACGATTGGACCTCGCACCCGGCCGCATCGATGCGCTACCTGGCGCTGGCCCGGCCGAATATCCGGCCGCGCGAGGTGCCCGAGCCACTCATTCGTGGCACAATCATTCCGCCACCACCCGAGCCGCGGAGAGGCATGCATCTATGACGATCGAAACATCCGACCCTAAGACGGCACTGACGTTTGACGAAAACATCATCGCCGCGTTCATGCACTACGTGCGCGGTATCAAGCAGCAGGACATTGCCATCATGATGGGCGGCGTAAACGGCGGCCGCGTCAATGAGGCCTGCATGATTATTCGCCGGGCGCTGGAGAAAGAGGGGTTTCGGCCGCTGCGCAAAGGCTGGGACCGAATGAATATCGAGGATCTACCGCTAAAGGTCGACGCCGGATGACCAACCCCGAGCAGCTCCTGATCGATCGGCAACAGCAGGCGATCCTTGAGGAGGCTCTCGAGTTGGTTAATCCGCGCTATGTCGCGGCGCTCCGCATGCGCTACGGGTTCGACGGCGACCCTATGACGCTGGAGGCGACCAGCCAGGTGCTCGGCGTCACCCGGGAACGGGTCCGGCAAATGACCGTCCAGGCCGAGCGCAAACTACTCAGCATATTGATCTATGGCCCGTTCGATGACGACGAGGGCATGAAGCGGCGGGCCCTGAAGAAGCGGCGCGAATGGGTGGTCGAGGACAACAAGCGGCGCCTCGAGGAGGACAGGCAATGCCAGCTCAGGCGGGAGCAGCGTGCAGCCGAGGACCTGGCTACGCAGCAGATCTGGCAGGAGGAGATGCGGCGCCGGGCCGAGCAGCAACAGCGTGACTATGCGGCACTGCTGGCGGATCGGCGGGCCCGGCGCGAAGAGGAGATCGACGTGGTGCAACGCTACTGGCAGGCGGTCTACGACAATACGCCAGGCGATATTCCGCTGTCGGCGCTGTTTGCCCGGCCTCGTACCGCGTGGGATCTATGATATAAGCAGGCGTTGGTGGCGACCCCGATTAGGAGGCGGGGGCGTCATCTCACGGTGTTTGCATGGTCGACGAGCCGGTCAAGCCAGTCGCCGCCGATATTGGCGTCGACGACCAGGAGTTCGATCCCTCCCTCGAGCCCAAGAACAGTAAGGCGTGGTTGAACCGCCTGCAGGAGAGCGAGGACGCTTTCGAAGAGTGGAATAATCACTGCGACAAAATTAATAGGCAGTATGCGTCGCTATCGCGCCTGGCGCAGATGGGACGCGACAAAGAATTTTCGATGTTCTGGGCCAACATCGAGGTCATCCGGCCGAGCATATACGCTAAGACCCCAGTGCCCGTGGTGGTGCCAAAGTTCAAAGACAGGCGCCCGGTTTATCAGGCGGCGAGCGAGGTAGCCGAGCGATGCGCGGTGGTCGCATTCGACCTGGCACGCATCAATGATTTGATGCTGCTGGTACGCGATGACCTCGCCCTGCTCAACCGCGGCGTCGCCTGGTGCCGCTACGAGAGCGGCGACAAGGGGCCCTACGGGCACGAAAAGGTCTGCATCGACTTCAAGGACCGGCGCGACTTTCTGCACAGCGTATCTCGCAATTGGCGGGAGGTGACCTGGGTGGCGGCGGCATCGTACATGACGCGGGCCGAGGCGCGCGATCGCTTCCACGACACCAGCGGCGACGAGTACCAGCAGGCCGAGTACACGGTGAACCGCGACGACAAGGAGGTCGGCGGATCCGACAGCCGGGAGCGGGCCAAGTTTTGGGAAATCTGGGCCAAGGGTAGCAAGCGGGTCGTTTGGGTCGCTAAAGGCTGCGAGAAAATACTCGACGAGGACAACCCGCACCTCGAGCTGCAAAACTTTTTCCCGTGTCCGATGCCAGCATACGGCGCCGTGCAGCGCGGCAGTCTCATCCCCGTCCCAGATGTTTTGCAATACAAAGACCAGCTCGACGAAATCAATCTGCTCACCGGCCGCATCCACGCGTTGGCCGATGCTTTGGAAGCTAAGGGATTTTATCCAGCCGGCGGCGCCGAGATTGCGGACGCAGTGCAGACTGCCGTGGCGACGCATACCAAAGGCAGAATGCTGGTGCCCATCAAAAACTGGGCGGCGTTCGGCGGCACAAAAGAAGTGATAATTTGGCTGCCCATCGACATGATCGCGACAACGATCACGGCGCTGGTCACGCTCAGAAAACAAGTGATCGAGGATATTTATCAAATCATGGGTCTCGCCGACATTATGCGCGGCGCTACGGATCCGAAAGAAACACTCGGCGCCCAACAGTTGAAAACGCAATACGGCAGTGCGCGCATTCGCGACAAGCAAGGCGAAATGGTGCGCATCGCGCGCGACCTGGTTGAGATCACCACCGAGATCATTACAGAAAAGTTTAAGCCACAGACAATTGTTGCGATGAGCCAGACGGAATTGCCGACCAAGGCGATGACGGAAAAGAAAATTGGCGAGGTGATGCAACAGATGCAAGCGCAACAGATGCAGCTGCGCACCTTGATGGCCAATCCGCAAGTGCAGCAGATGGCGCAACAAAATCCGCAGCAGGCACAGCAAATCGCGCAGCAAGCACAGAAGGCGCAAGAGGCTGGCATCCAGACGGTCAATCAACTGAAAGAGAAACCAACGATTGACCAGGTGCTGGCATTCCTCAAAGACAATCGCATCAAATCATTCGTGCTCGACATCGAGACAGACAGCACCATTCAGGTCGACGAGAATGCCGAGAAGCAGCGCCGCACGGAGTTTGTCGGTGTGCTCGGGCAGCTCCTGCCGCAGCTCGCGCAGATGATTGCCGGCGAGCCGTCGACCGCGGCGTTTTGCGGTGAGCTGCTCAAGTTCGCCGTGGCGCCATTCCGCGCCGGCCGATCAATGGACGGCACGATCGACGAGCTGGTCGAGCAGATGAAGCAGAAGAGCGGCCAGCCGCAGCCCAATCCGGACGCCGAAAAGACCAAGGTTTTCAAGGACGTGGAGATGGCCAAGATTGAGCAGAAGAAGGCCACTGACGCGGCCGAGCTCAAGATCAAGCAGCAGGAGCTGGTGCAGAAGGATCGGCAGCACCAGGAGCAGATGGAGAACCAGCGGCGCATTGCCTGGGCGCAAGCGCAAATCAAGTTGAGCGACACTGAAGGCAAGGCGCAGATCCAGCAAGAGAAGGTGATGGAGAACCGCGAGGCGCACCAGGCGCACATGATCGAGAAGAGCCAGGACCTCCAGCTCAATGCGCAGAAGGCGCAGATGGCCTCCGTCGCGCAGCAGCACAAAATCAATGACCAGGAGGCGAAGGCAAGCGAGCGGCGCGCCATGCAGCAATTCAAGATGACGCAACCGCAAGCCCCGCGGAGGCAGTGATGACGAGTGTAAAAATCACCTCGTATGTCGACGAGCTGCAACGGCGCCAGGACGAGCTGAACGATGCCAAGCATTACCAAATCGCCGAGGAGGCTGACCGCGCCAACCGGCGCCTCGACCGCGGTGTGTTTGGCGCCGAGCAGGCGCGACCAGGCACGCTGTTTCGCGACTTAGGTGACATCAACGAACCGCCGCCGTCGACACATCCACCGACACCGGGTGGCTTGCAGCTGCAAGTCGATTGGCTAAACAAGCACATTGTCGTCCTGGGCGAGGTCGTCCTGGCACTGGTGTCGGGTCACGCCACCCGGCCGCGGGAAGGTGAGTGATGGATTGGCGGGAACGCATTGCGCAGATGCTGGCCGAGCGCGATGCGGCAATTGCGCCTGGCGCCCCGCAGCCAGGCGATCCTGGTTACGCCGGCGCTAACCTCGCCGCAGTGCGTACTAACAACCCGGGCGCGCAGGGTTACAACAGAAATACCGCGCCTAATTTCGGTGCCGAGCCACAAAAGACTGGCGCGGGTTTCTCGATCGCCAAGTTTCCGACGCCGACGCATGGTGCCGCTAGCAACCTCGAGCTCTACGCGCGCAACTACACCGACAAATCGATCAAGGATGCCCTGCACACCTGGAGCGGTGGCGGGCGCCGCGAGGTGGCCGGCTACCCGGCCGACACGGTCGTCACCAAGGACATGATGCAGGATCCCAAGTTCGCTATCCCGATGATGCAGGCGCTGTCAGTCGGCGAGACGTCCCGGCAATTTCCCATGAGCCAGGCGCAGTGGGAGCTGGCGCACAAGTGGGCCATGCAGGGCAACGCGCCACTGCCGCCAGAGGCACAGCCGGCGCCCTATGACGAGGCCGGCATGATCCCCGAGCAGGATCCGCCGATCGGCAGCCTGGCCGAGCTCAATGCGTGGGGGCCCTAATGGCATACGAGGACGACTGGGTGCTCGGCGACCTGGTGGCGCCAGAACGGTATGGGCCTACGCCGGACCAGCTGGCGGCTGCCTACCGCGCCACGCCGGCGACCTCGGCCACACCCAAGACCCTGCCGGGCTCATTTACGCCGGGCAGCGTGGCGGCCGTGCCGCCGCCGCACCAGGCGATCGCGCCTGAGTTTAGGCCAGTGCCGCGCGAGCTGCCGCCCGAGTTCAAAGGACCGCAGGCCCGCTCCGACATTGTCGAGGAAACGCTACCGAAGGCGCACGCGCTCGACCCGGTCTACGGCCAGCAGCGGGCCGCGGCGAAGGAGGTTACCGACTTACTGCCAATTGGCAGTGTCGCTGACCTGTACAACTCCTACCAGAATGCCGACCCGATCGCCGGCGGCGTCGCTGCGGCCGGGCTGCTGCCGATCCCCGGCGCCAAGCAGGGCGCCAGGATCGCCAAGGCCGGCCTCAAGGTTGCCGAGGAGGTGGCCGAGCCGGCCCTCAAGAAGGGCGCCAAGGAGGCGGTCACGGCGCCGGCTATCCTCAAGGCCGACCTCGGCTACGGCCCACAGCTGCCGAACCCGACGCCGGAGCTGGCCCGGCCGAGCATTGCCGAGAAGTATCTCGAGGCGCCGCTGCGGGAGGCCAACCCGGGCGTCTACAAGCGGCCCGATGTCATCGCCAGGGAGGCCAACGAGCTGGTGCAGCCCGAGCACCCGGCGCTCAAGCAACTGTTCGGCGTCACTCGCGACGACCTGTACGAGATCAGCAAGCAGGGCACGCGGCAGGGCAACCTCGAGCCCAAGCTATGGACGCCCGGCAAGCCGACGGAGCCGAACGCGGCCTCGATGGCGGTGATGACGCCGGAGAACACGCAGCGCCTGGTCGACACGCTGACCGAGGCCAAAAAGCATCCTGAGCTGACCAAGGGCATGGTGCCCTGGTACGTGATGGACCCGATGTATCAGCGCATGGTGCAGCTGGTCGGGCCCGAGGAGGCCAAGCTTGCCTACAATCGCTTCAACCACGTGGTGAGCCCGTTCTCGGCCGGCTCCGACGTGCTCACCGAGATCAACCGCGGCACCACCGCGCATATGTACGGCCAGCGCGGCGACCTTTTGACATTCCAGAAATATGGCAACGTTGCCGAGAAGAACCGCGGGCCAGATTTCCCGGCCGACATGCGGGACGTCAAAGGCCACATGATGCACGGCAACCAGGTGCTGCCGGCCGGACGCTTCCTGATGACCGGCGAGCACGGCTACGGCAACGACACGGTCAAGATCCCGCTATACACCATGGCGTCGGGCGTGCCGCAGACCGGCTTCCAGACGCGGTGGGCGGTGCCCGACACGCACTTTGCCAGCGCCATCGGTATGCCGGAGGTGCGCACCATGAAGGATTTCCGCACCTTCATGGGCGGCACCGAGTACCGGCCGATCGCGCCCTGGTTCAGAGACAAGGTGGCCGGCCAGGTCGGCCTCGAGGCGGTGCCCGGCCAGGCCCTGACCTGGGGCACGTTCGCCCCGCAGACCGGTGTGCGGACCGGCATCGGCGCCGGCAAGCTCGAGCTGCTGTCGCAGCAGATCTGGGAGCGTGCCGCCAGGCTCGGCATCGATCCGATGAAGCTGCGTGACGACGTGCTGATGGGCAAGGAGCATGCGCTGCTGGCGCTCGGCATTGGCGTGCCGGCAACGGCTGCTGCGGCCAGCCAGATGGGTGGCGTTGCCAATCCTGGCAGCTACCAACTATCGCAATAGGGGGCCGCATGCCGATAAGCCCATTTTACAAATATCACTCGTTTATCGACGAGCTGACCAAGGGCGGCCACCCGAACCTAGCGACCTCGACCTACAAGGTGGCCCTGACCAATGCGGCGCCGAGCGTGGCGACCGACACCACCTGGAATGCCGGCACGGCGCCACCGCCGACGAACACGGGCGGCTACCCGGCCGGCGGCAATATCCCGGTTGTCGTCAGTGCCGGCACCACCAGCGGCGTGTTCAAGGTGGTGCTCGAGGACACAGTGTTTGCCGCCACCGGCGCCGGCATCGGCCCGTTCCGCTATGCTCTCCTGTACCTACCAAGCAATGGCAACAAGCTGGTCGGTTTCTACGACAACGGCGGCGTCACCAGCCTGGCCAATTTCGAGACATTGACCGTCGACTTTGACGGCCCACTGGGAGTGTACAGCCTGCAATGAGCGAGTTCGTGTTTATTGCCAAGACAACGTTCTACGTCGAGGAGCTCGGCACCGAGTATGTCGAGGGTCTCACCTATCGCGCCAATCCCGGCGATCGCGTGCGGCGGTATCTGCCGCAGTGGCTGAAAGAAAACAAAGTAACCGTGGGCGGGGATGCCGCCCAGCTAGCAGGAACAGGAGAGGTGCATGCCCGTCACTCACCCGACAGCGACCCGGAGCGGGATCGCTGACTATGTCGTCGACCAGCTCGACCTCAATACGCCACCGGCCAAGCTGGTGCTGCAGACGTCGGGCGGCGTCGCTGTTGCGACGCTGACGTTCAGCAATCCGGCATTCGGCGCCGCAGCGTCTGGTGTCGCCACGGCCGGTGCCATTGCGTCGGACACCAATGCGACCGGCAATGCCAGCCCGGTGTCCAAGGCCGAGCTGCGGCAGGGCAATGCGACGCCGATCGTTCTGTGCAGTGTCAGTGGCACTGGCGGCGGTGGTGACATTCAGCTCAACAGCACGACAATCTCGGCCGGGCAGACTGTCAGCATCACGGCGCTCACCTACACGGCGCCGGCATGATCCGCGGCGACAGCGCCATCTGCGGGACGACAACGACCGGCACGGGCACGCTGAGCCTAGCAGCATGCCCGACGCCGCCTGGCGGGATCGATCTCGACGTGCTGGCGCGAATGTTTGGTGTCGGCAATAGCAGCACGTCAATTATCAGTTACACAATTATTGAATACACCGACGCGACGTTTGTTACCGCGAAAGCGCATGAGAAAGGGTTTGGCGTTCTGACGTTGGGCGCCTCGGCTGGCATTGCCAATTGCACATTGGCGCGCACCACCAAGCAGTCGAGTGCCACCTCGCTGAACACGCAGCCGGCGACGATGAGCCTTGCTCCAACCGGCATCAACATTGGAACAGCAGCAAACACGCTGGTGTTTATCGGCCCAAGCACAATGGATATGCCGGCCTATCTGCCGTACTACGACGGCACAGGAGGCACGGTTGGGTGCATTCCGCCAGTCGGGACTATGTCGCAAAACACGGGGCAGAACCTCGCCACCGACAAGCACCACTACAATGCATTCGAGTGGCGCATTCCGATGCTGGTCAAGCGTTGCAATACAATGGTGTGGTCCGCTTACGGCGGCACATCGAATGTCTACACGGCCCTCTACGCCATAGGCACCGACGGCAGGCCGGGGCGACTGTTAATTGATTTTGGTTTGCATGGGCCGGCCAATGCATCGCTGGCCAGCGGGTTTGCAACCATTGCCAGTGTGCTGCATCCCACCGGCTTTTTCCTGATGCCGGGCGAGTATTACTTTAATTATCGCTGGACAGGCAGCGGCGCTACACCAGCAGGAAACCATCAGGTGTGGTCGCCAGGCTCCGGGCTGCCGCTCCAGTCTGGCCGCATGGGCAGTGCTGGCGGGTATTTCTTTCCGGTTGGCACTGCCGACGGCACGATGACGCCTGCTCCCGATCCTGCTGCCCAGAGCGGCTGGTATCCAATAATTTCGCAGAACTACAACATTAGCTTCACACTGGGGCCGATCTGATGCCGGCAGGAAACATTCCAGTTTCAAGCATTCCCGGCTGGCCGACGCCGCCAGAAGGATACATGGCGGCGTGTCAAACCTCACTCGACAATGCCGGCATCAAGGGCAACTTGTTTTTGTCGCCGCAGGGGCTGCACACGCCGGACGTGGCGAACACGACGGCGGTGCTGAACGGCTACGTCGGCAGCCCGGCCGAGCTGACCTATGCCAAGGACACGCGCAAGCGGTCACTCTACGACCTGGTCGACAATTATTACGACCTCCGCGCCCTGGCGGACGGTAACACCACGACAAATCTGAGCGCGAATACCGTCGGCACTTATCTCGCCAACGTCGGCAATAATTACCGCACTAAGAAAGCAGCTATCAACGCGGCGGCGACCGTCGCCGCCGTCAATGCCGTCAACATCAACACGGGCTGGCCCGCCTATCCGTAATGTATGGACGATATGCCCACCGGCAGCCCTACGCTTGGTTTCGCAGCGGTACGGCTGCGGTGGCGCTGGTCTATTTGCGGCCCGACGCCGATGACAGTAACAGCGGCTGGACTGACCAGGCCGGCAGCGTCAGCAACCTCTATCAGGCGATCGACGAGACCGCATTCAGTGACGCCGACTACATCCGCTCGTCACTAAACCCGACCGCCGACATTGTTCGCTTTCGACTGAGCGACCCGACGAGCACGCCGGGGGCGCCGTTCAAGGTGAGCTATCGCTACGGTAAAACGAGCACCAGCCCCGTTACCATAACGGCCAGGCTCAAGCAGGGCGCCACTGTCATCCAATCATGGGTGCACACTGACGCCTCGACCACGTTCAAGACCGTGTCGCAGACGCTGAGCTCCGGCGAGCTGGCCAGCATTACCGACTTTAATAACCTGTTCATGGAATTTGAGGCCGGACCATGAGCTGGCAGCGCGAAGGATACTGCTGCCAGTGCGGCGAATGCTGCCGCGGCCGGGATCCGTTCGACGGCGAGCTCGGGCCACCGCCAGTTGCCGGCTTCTGTGCGCTCTATCGTATCGTCGACGGCAAGGGCAGCTGCAGCGATCGCACGCACCGCTACTACCTCAACGGCTGCAACGTGTGGCCGAGCATCCCTGAGCACGTCAGCAACTATCCGCGTTGCACCTACACGTTCACCGAGGTGAACGATGGCGGTTAAGACGCTCTACCTCAAGGACGCCGCGCCGGCCGGCGCGACAACAGCAATGTCGCTGTTGGATGGCGCCGCGTCGCCGGCGACTGGCATCACCACGACCGGCTGGACTGTCGCCAAGGTAACGACGCCGAACTACTCGTCCATGACGGGCCGGCTGAAGAAGGCCTCGACCGGGTTTGTCACCAGCGACCAGCTCGGCGCCGTGTTTGATGCAAAATCGTGCTGGCGCACCGAGCAGCCGCTCGTTGGTTCGTTTGCAAATACCAATTGGACATTTGTGTTTCCAATGCGCGCCGTCAGTGCCGCCTCGGCGCAGACTGGACAGGTGCGGCTGCGGCTGTGGCGGTCGACCAATGCCGACGGCACCGGCGCCACGCAGATAACCAGTGCCACGCAGGCAGGCACGACCACGGCAGCCCTGTCGACCAGCGCCAGCTCCAACAGCACGGTGACCTACGCGCCTGGCGCAATCATCACCATGACCAACCAGTACCTCTGGGTCATGTGCGAGTGGTTCGTCTCGGTTGCCTCCGGCAGCAACAGCGGCGACGCGGTTTTCAATATCGAGGCTGCCGCCGTCATCACCACGCCAGATTTCACGCAGGCCTACACCGGCACCGGGGCACTGGTCGACACCGCCAGCACGCTGGCCGGCACCGGCACGGGCCGATCGACTGGCACGGGTGCACTGGCAGCGCAAAGCAGCGCCGCATCCGGGACTGGCGCCGCGGTCGACCCGTCGCGGGCCGTCATATCCTGGCTCGAGCTGTCCGGCGCCGAGGCGGCGGCGGCCGGACCAGTCACCGGCACGGGTGTGCTCGCCTCGCAAGCCAGCACACTGGCCGCGGCCGGCCTGTCGTTCGGCACCGGCACCGGCGCCCTGGTCCCGCAGGGCAGTACGCTCACCGCGACCGGCACGGCGATGGCGCCAGGCACCGGCGTGCTGGCGACGCAGAGCAGCACACTGGCCGGCACCGGCACGGTCGGTGCGGCCCTGGCGCCGATTACCGGAGCAGGCGCAACAGTCCCGGCCGCCAGCGTCGACATTGCTGGAGGGATTGCCGGCAATACAAATTATGGCGATGTCGCGCACCCGAATGTCGGCCAGGGCTTTGTCGCGACGTCCAATTTCATCACCCGCATTCGCGTGGGTGGGATGTACGTTGTCGCCGCGCAGATCCCGGCCGACGGCGCACGGCTCAGGATTTACACAGTCGACGGCAACCACGCGCCGGTGGCGCCGGTCGGCGCTGCGTCGGATGTTATTCCTGGCGGCACAATGCCGGTGGTCGCACCCAGGCCGGTCGATTTCATTTTCTCGACGCCGGTGCCAGTCGTCAGCGGCACCGAGTACATTTACGTTTTTGAGCGCACCGGTGCGCCGACGCCGAATGGCACTTATCGCTATTACTTCCAGGTCCACAACGAGTGCTACGGCGGCACTGCGTTAACCATTCAAGAGTTTAACGGCTCGACGTGGTCGCCATGGATCGGCGGCAACTACGACGCCTACAGTTTTATCTATCAGTCGGCCGCGGTCGGTCTCGAGGCCGGACAAAGCACGCTGGCCGGCACCGGCACTGTCGTCTCTGCCGGTGTGAGCACCGGTACGGGTGCATTGGCTGCGCAAGCGAGCACGCTGGCCAGCACCGGCATTTCCGGCTCGACCGGGACTGGCTCGGGTGCTGCAAGCGACCTGATTATCGACGATCCCCCCAACAAAGCCTTCCAGACATTCGGCGGGCCTGGCGGTTATTTCGAGTATGTCGGCCAGACGTTCATCGCTGGCGGGCCATCAATTTCCAAAGTTAAAATTGCGCTGAACCGGCAAGGCAACCCAGCCGGCACCATTCAGGTTTGGCTGCACACGGTTAACGCCAGCCATTTGCCGCTAACGCAAATCGGTGCCTCGTCCATCGTTGCGGCCAGCACCCTGCCACTGTCGGTAGCGTCACTCATTGATTTTACTTTCTCGCCACCCGTGCCAGTCACGCCCGGCGTCGAATACGTTTTCACCTCGACCCGCAGCGTGCTCTCCGACACCACCGACCTGGTCAATCTCAACCTGGTCTTTTCCGACCCCTATGCCGGCGGGCAGATCCTGCACACCGCCTCCGGTATCTGGGAAACGGTCGGTCCCTACGACCTCGATTGCGTCATAAGCTTTGTTGCCGCCGGCGGCCTGCAGGCGGCGCCCAGTCAGCTGTCTGGCGTCGACGCCGGCGTGCCGGCCGCCACCGGCACGGGCGCGCTCGTCGCGCAATCCAGCACGCTCGCCGGCACTGGCCTAGCGATCGGCGCTGGCACCGGTGCGCTCGCCGCACAGTCCAGCACGCTGTCCGGCACCGGCCTGGCGATCGGCGCCGGTACTGGTGCCCTGGTTGCGCAGCCAAGCGCAATCGCCGGCACTGGCGCCTCGCGGTCGACCGGCACGGGTGCGCTCGTCGCCCAAGCCAGCACGCTGGCCGGCACGGCCAAGGTCACGGCACTAGGCACTGGTGCACTTGTTGCCAGCACGGCGGCCCTGGCCAGCACCGGCACGTCGCGGTCGACCGGCACGGGTGCGCTTGTTGCGGCGCCGTCGAGCCTGGTCGGTGCCGGCGCCGGCGTCTTGCCGGTGGTGTCGGGTACGGGCGCCCTGGTTGCGGCCGCCAGTCAGCTGGCCGGCACCGGCCAGGTTGCCTATGCGCCGTCGATCGGCGCCGGCACGCTGGTCATTGGCGCCAGCACGCTTGCCAGCACCGGCAACGTGGTCTCGCCGGCAATCACCGGCACTGGCGCGCTGCAAACGCAGTCGGCGATTTTCTACGGCACCGGCGGCGTCGGCAACAATTACCGACTGACGGCTCAGCCAGGCTCGTTCACCTGGAGCGGCCGCGACGCGGTTTTGCGGCACGGCTACGTGCTGCAGGCGAGCCCGGGCCAATTCAATTGGTACGGCAACCCGGTTGATCTTATCCACACCGAGGTGCGCCACCTGGTGCTGACAGCGCAGCCTGGCGTATTCCGCATGACCGGCAACGAGGTGGCGCTGAATTTTCTACGCCTCGACAAGCAGCCAGGCGTGCTACGATTTGGCCGGCCGGTTATTCTCAGTCGGTGGTAATGCAACGCAGGAGACGACGATGGCTCAAAGCGCCTTGACCGTGACCCCTCCTAATCCAACCCCGCCTACAAATTTCAGCTCGATCGGCATTACGCCGCCAACCTCGATCGAGCCGGCCGCATCGCTGCCGTTCACCGACGACGGCACGGCAGGACCGCTGACGCTGTTGGCAGCGCCGTGGTCCGGCGTGCCGAACGAGGCGGCCGGCACCGAGGTGGTGGTGACCGCGGCCGGCAGTCTGGTGGTGGCGCCGACCGTCGCAGTCAGCGTGCTCGGCAATTACACCGCGACGCCGAATGCCTCGCATGCTTCGTCATTGACCGGCGGCACGGCGGCGACACTGACTGGCGTCTCGGCCGGCGGCGCCTCTGGCTCGGGTACGACGCTGCTGACGTGCACCGGCACCGGCTTCAATCGATCGAGTGTGGTGGTGGTCGGCGGCATCCCGCAGGCAACCAATTTTGTTTCGGCGACTTCACTGACAGTCACCAAAGCCCCGAAGAAACTGACCGCCGGCACGGTGCCGGTGTTCGTGTCGACGCAGGGATTTAATACTGCGACGCAAAATTGGACGTTCACCTAGGGAGCACTCAGATGGCTACACCGAACCAGGGCCCGCAGCCGGGCCAGCCTAAGCCTGCGCCAGGACAACCGCAGCCTGGCGTGCCGAACCCGAACAATCCCGGGCCGAACCCCAACAACCCGAACCAGCCGAACCAGCCAGGCCAGACCGGCCAGCAGCAGGGCCAGGGCCCCTATGCTGGTCTGCCGCAGCAGGGCCCAGGACAGGGCCCAGGACAGGGCCAGCAGGCCCGACACGGCGAGCAGTATTCCTCGAAACGCGAGGACCAGCCCGGCAACAACGAGTGGGCCGCCAAGCAGGCCAAGGATGACGAATACGCCAATAGCCCCGGCATGCGTCCGGGTGGGCCGCCGCAGCCTCCTGGCCAGCAGCAGGGCGGCTACATGACTAACCCGGGCCGGCTCGGGCCCCAGGTCAGTGCGCCGCCGGATCCATATCCCGGCTCCGGCTACATCCCGAGCATCAACGAGACCACGGCCCAGCAGCCTGGCGGGCTGCCGCGGACCGAGGCCAAGGATGCGGTCAACCGGCAGCAGGCGATCGAAAACTCGCCCGGGCAGATTGGCTACATGGCGTCGGTCAACGAGCCGGAGGGCTCAAACGTCGGCGGCAACATGGACGCCAGCGGGCAGCCGATCCAGGGCGGCGAGAACCAGGGCGGATCGAGCCAGCCGCTCAACATCAGCTCCCTGGACCCTGATGAGGCGACGATCGGCGAGGAGACGTTCGATATCTTTGTGCACGGCACCGGCTTCACTGAAAACTCAGTGATCATATTCGCCGGCCAGGAGGAGCCGACCGACCTCGAGGATGACGGCACGCTGTCGACCGGCATCAATATGGACGTGTGGCAGGGCGCCGACACGGTCAAGGTGGCCGTGAAGGACGGTGACAGGACGTCGAACGAGATGGATTTCACGTTCCACGCCGAGCCGGCCACGCGCAAGGCGCCGCCCAAGCCGACTAAGCGCAAGGGCAAGGGCGAGAAGGCCAAGAGCAAAGGCAAACGCTAGTGGGTATGCCGGTAGTGACCGTGGCCGCCGGCGGCATGCCGGTGGTCGAAAGCACCAACGGTCGCGGCCTCCCGGTCACGGAGGCTGCTAACAAATTTGGCGTGCCGGTCACCAAGGTGGTCGGCAAGCCTGGCCTACCTGTGATATTTGTGTCGCCACCGCTGGTGCGGAGGGGTGATGCCAGAGACGCTCGAGCTCGTCGAGATTGAGCCGGGACGCTATCGCTTTAGCCGACCGCAGACGGCGCCGGCGCGGTCGGCATTGCCTTGTCCGCATATCATCAGCGACATCATGGCGCCGACCGAGCAAGTCGACGGCCGCTTCTACGAGAGCAAGTCACAGTTTCGCGCCGTCGGCCGTGCCAACAACCTGGTCGAGGTCGGCAACGAGAAGCCCAAGCCCCGCGTGGTGCGGTCTACAGAACAGCAATTTGTAAAGCGGCAGCGACGCGACGCCATCGGTCGCGCGGTGTCACGATACAAGGCAGGAGAGCGGATCCACACTTAGGAGGTCAACCGACCCATGTCTGACATAACCGTTGCCCCCGCGGCCACACCGGCCGCCGCCCCCACGGTCTCTCCCGCCCCAGCCCCCGCCCCCAAAAACGAGGCGGTGGTCAACGTCAATCCGACGTCGACGCCGACGCCGATTGGTCCGCAGGCGCCGCCGGCCGCACCCGAGCCGGAAAAGGCCAAGGCCGACAGCCGGCGCGAAAGCATCAAGCGAGCCTTTGATCGGGCCAAGGATGGCGAGGACAAGCCGCGGCCCAAGCCCGGCATTGGCCACAACCAGCCACCCGAGGCGATCGACAAAGAG